TCGGTGCCGAAACTGTCCTGGCTGGCAAAGCACTGCACGCCGTAGCCGGTCAGGAGATCGTAGCCGGCCTGATCGAGATACCAGGCGTCCTCGTCGAAGTCGGGCTCGTAGCCGGTGCCAAAGAAGCTGGGTAGCCCGGGGGCCTTGTCCATGGTGCAGAGGCAGTCGGAGCGGGTCCAAGAGTCGAGGCGCCATTGAAGCAGGTTCCAAAGCCAGGCGCTCTTGGGGATCTTGTGGAAGAATGGGCCGCTGCCGGGGCCGCTGTTGAGTGTCAGTAGGGGCCGGTATGGAATGTCGAACACATCGTCAATGTGGCCTCCATTGTCGAACTTGATCGAGGTCAGCCTGTCCTGGTAGGTGGCCACCGTGTTCGAGGTCTGCAGCGGCACCGTCGATGCAAAACGAGATCCCTCTCGATCTTTGAAGATGTCGTCGATCCCTGCCTGGAATAGACCAGTCGGCCCTTGTGCGAACTTAGGTGTTTTATTTGGGCTGCCTGGGATTCGCACCGAGGCATCGACGCCGTTGGGGCCGCCCCATTTGTTGACCCAGAAGTCGGCCTCGAATCCAGCGGTCGCAAGCTGGTCAGGGTTACCGAACTGGGCTCGCATCAGCTCGTTGTCGTAGTTGCCAGATGAGAATCCCCAAGGGCCTCCTGGTGGGATGAAGGCAGCGTTGATCGAGCCCTGGTAGAACAGACTGGAGGTCGCCACATTGTTGCCGATCTTGGTCGGGAACAGGTAGAACCATTGGCCGCTGACATTGTTGACCCGTGAAGGCCCGATCAGCACCGTCTTGTCGCTTGAGGAAAAGTAGAAGTTCTGCCAGGCGCCCACACCGAAACCAGGCTCATGGTTCCTGACGTAGAGCTCACCTGAGGTGGCATAGGCCTCGTAGTCGATCAGAAGGTTTCCGTCGATGCCAATCGGGTTTCCGACGCTGCAGACCAGTCCTTGAGGTGTCAGCCTGAGTAGGCCGACCCGGTCCTCGGTGATGTCGTGGACATCATCGTAATCGTTGAGGAATCCCTCCTCAACCGCCAGCCGGCGCCGGATGTCGATGGCCTTGTCGAAGATCGTGGCCTCGTTACCGGCAGACCAGAATCCCTGAGGGTAAACCGTCGAGATGGTAAGCGGTGTGGTGCTGATCTACCACCTGGGCGCCGTTGAATCGCAGAAGATGTTGCAATCGACCGGGCTGATCTCGATCAGGCCGCGGTCGCTGGTTAGCTCGATGCTGTTGGCATTCTGCACCACGGTGATGCCAAGGCCTTCGAGGCGCTGCACCAGGCTTCCAACACCCGGGAAGTTGACCAGTCTTTCCTCGGAGACCTCGCCGCTGGACCCGAAATAATAGCGCACCCGGGCACGTCCCCAGGTGAACACCAGGTCGCCGAGTTGCTGCCTGAAGTCCCCTGGGTCGGCATAGGTGCCTGGATAGACCTGCCGCACGTCGTGGTGCACCTCCGGGTCGATCTGGGCATCCATGGTGTGCATCCAGTCGAACATGATGAACGGGTTGGCCACGTTGTTGGCCTGGGCCGACCGTTCCAAAGCCAGGAAGTCTGATGTGTTGGCGCCCTGCCAGCTCGGCGGTCCCTCGGCAAAGAAGGGCACGTCCCCCGGGAAGAACGGGAAGAACTGATAGCAGAACCCACCGTTAGGCCAGCGCGTGGCCCAGGTGCCATCCTGGCGGCGTCGGAAGGCTCGGACGGCTCCAGGACCAACGAACTGCCTGTCGGCGCTGCCATCGGGCAACTGCAGCAGCACCTGCACGGTCGAGGTGCCGCAGTTGTGGACTCGCCAGCAGTCGTAGCGCTGGTAGGTGTTCAGGATCCGGAAGTCGGTCAGGCCCTCGATGGCGATCTCGGCAACGGCCAGCCGGTGCTTGTGGATCCGACCAGGAGGCAGGGTGGGGTCGGAAGGCCCGAGGCTGCCGCGCACATAGGACGTGAGCCCGGATCCGGCCTGTGGATCCCAGCCGAGGTGCACGTCGTATTCGATGCCGGCCACCTCACGGCGCAACAGCTCGAAGCTGTAGTGGATCTTGCCGACGTCGCAGGTAAACGGATCTCCCGTGGTGCTGTGGTGGTCGACGTAGACCTGGCCGCCGGCCACATCGAGGTGCTTGTTCTCCAGCTTCGAGAGCTCGATCCGGGCGGCCACCTGGTTGTGCTCGTCCCGGTAGGTGCCGATGCCGGGAATGCTCGGGCTGGGTACGGCGCCGTCGTCCTTGAGCCTGAGGGCGGTCTCCGGGTCGTTCCGGTAGACATACCAGACGCCATACGGAAACGGCGCCGACCATTGGTTAAAGGGTGAGAACCGGGAACTCGCCCAAAGCGGCCCCATCCCATTCAGGGCCAGTTGGCACTTCTTGTCGAATCGGCTGTAAAGATTGTTCAGGTTGTAGGCCGTGAACATCTTGTCGAGCCTGCCAGTGGCGTAGGGCATGATCAGTAAAACCAGGACTCTTCAGCCGTCTGCACCGTGGTCGAGCCCACCGCTGTCTTCAGCGTCGTGCCATTGGCATTCTGCTCGACCCGTTGGCCAGGCCCAGCGACAAGCTGGACCCGGCGCACGGCCTCAATCAGTTGATTGATGGCCCGGGCATGGTCTGCCTTCAGGCCGCGTTCCGACAGCTTGGATGGCAGTTGTAAAGGCATGGTTTACAGCTCGCAGAACTGGGCGAAGATCTTCACCGGGCTGTTCGAGGCTTTGACGTACATCGTCGCATCGACCCATGGGATCAGAATGAACTGCCCGGCCGGTATCTGGAACGAGTACGGCGAGGAAGGCCCGATGGAGACAGGGTTGACCAGATCCAGATTGACCACCAGCAGCCGGTAGGGTGTGGCCAGATCGGCGGTCAGATCCAAGGCCTCGTCGGTAGTGCCGACCACCTGGGTCTGTTGACCCATATCGGTGCCGGTCATGTTGGCCACCGTGGTGTAAGACTGCGAATTGATCACGGCGCCGCCCTTGCTGGCGTACAGCCGGGCCGACATCTCGACTTCGTTTGCCATAGGGTTGGTCCTTTAGATCTCGCAGAAGGTGGCCTGGACGGTCACCGCGGAGGTGTTGGCCAGGAGGTACAGGGTGGCGCTGACGTAGGGGATCAGTAGGGTCTCACCGGCCGGGATTCGCATGGTGTAGGTGCCGGAAACGAAACCCAGCTCGACGTAGTTGGTGTTGTCGAGGTTGCTGATCAGCAGCTTGTAGGGGCTGGTGACATCGACCGGCACGTCGAGAGCCTCGACGGTCAGGCCGATCACTTGAGTCTGAGAGCCCATATCGGTGCCGACCATGGTGGCGCTCTTGGTGTAGGTTACTGAGGGCAGGTAGGCTCCGTTCTTGGAAGCGTACAGCCGGGCGGTCATTTGGATTTCGTCTGCCATAGAGGTGTGTTAGTTGAGGTTAAAAGAAGGGATAGACCAAGGTGTCGTAGGGGGCAAAAGTCCAAGCGATCACCTGTTCGACCTGGTTGGTCTTGGTGATCAGGCTGGTCGAGTAGTTTGTCTGCTTCCAGCCCCAGGCTGTACCGACCGGGGCCAAGGCCTGGCCGGTAGTTTGGTCGATGGGTGTCGGAGGAAGCATTGAGACCACCGAGAATGGAAGATTCCAGGCTGTGGCAAACGATTCCCTGGTGTAAACCGGAGGGATGCCGTTGGGAACCTGAGGAAGCCCGAGGTTGCCGCTGAAGGTTGCGATTCTGGTCAGACTGACCCGGGCTGTCGGGAAGGTGTCCTGGCCGCGGTAAAGCATCTGCCAGACCTTCTGGGCCAATGGCAGTGTCGAGATATTGCTCTCCTGAATGCCTGGCAGCCTCTCACCGTTCTTGATGGCTGTCTCGATGATGTAGCGATAGAGGGCGGGGTTGCCTGTCGAGTTGGCCTCTTTGTCGACAGCAGGCAAAGCGAACACCGACACATCAAGGTAATCGGTGCGGAACTCGTACCGAATGTCGGCGATCTCACCGACCTGCGGGGCGGTCTGGTCTTGAATCGGAACCCCTGGGTCGAATGAGGTTCCGCCGATGGTGACGGTGGCCTCGGAATAGGGGCCGTCCTCCCGGATGCTGTACTTGGCGCCCAGGGCCACCCATTGGGCCGACGCTATCCGCAGGGTGTTCTTGTCACCTCGGAAGACCAGTTGAACCACCCGGCCGTTGCCGCTGTTGTCGTAAGCTCGGCTGACCTCGATGTATTCGCCGGCTGTCGGGTTGGGGATGCCTTGGATCGTTGCCATGTTATTCCTCCACAGCCTGAGCTGTTCTGCCGGTGTTTACTCGCACTGCCCTGGTCTCGTTGGTCTGGATCTTGATCTGGCCCACAAGGCTGTTCACCCAGCCCGGGGCGGCCGGCTCGGTAAACATTGAGGTCTCACGTTTAGCCCGGGAATTGATAGCACCAACCGCGCCTCTTTCCAATGGTAAGGCCTCAAAACGCCTGTTCGCCTCTTCGGGAGACGCAAATGCCTCTTGAATACCTGCTTTAACAAAAGAGCCTTTGCCTGTCAGCATTTGAAAAATACCAGCAATGCCGTCTTTTAGGTCTTCAGTGTCCTTTGCAGCCCTCTCGGTTGCATCGGCCCAGAATCCGACCGTTGGAATAGCTGAAACGAGAAGCTGCCTCTTCATTTCATCAATGCGGTCGGCCATCTTTCCGACTGCATCAATCTGCTCTTTGGTGATGAGATTGATCGGCCCAAGTTCCTTGATCTTAGAGATAGCTCCGGCAGCCTTGAATGCCTTCTCACCTAGGATGGCGATCATTGCAGCCTGTGTCTGAGCGCTCTTTCCTGAGTCCTGATGCGCTTGTCCCATCCGCTCGATCAGCTCGATGTTGGACAGGCTTTTGTCGTTCAGCTCGGCCACAGATAGGCCGAGTGCTTGGAAGTATTCCCGGGCTTTGCCGCCCTCTTCAATAGCCTTCAGGCGCTCCTGGCTGACCGCGGTGATGGACTTGGCCATGGCCTCGAAGGAAACACCTGTCTGGCCTGCCAGCACCTGGAGGCGCTGCACGTCGTCTGTGCTGATGTTGAGCTGCTCCGACAGGTCTCCGATGGCGTCGGCTGTCTCGATCACCTTCGAGGCAAAGGCACCGATGGCAGCCACCGAAAGGGCGCCACCGAGTTGAGCCCCGACGCTCGACCGAAACTTGTCGGTCATGCTGGTGGCTCGTTTGAGGCCGCCCTCGAATGAACTGCCATCGAGGCCTAGCTTTGCAATGAGTGAGAAGATGGCCATATCAGTTCCTGATTGTCTGGTGTTCTTGAGCGTAGCGCCAGAGGGCATCCTGCTCATTGCTCCACAGCTCGACCTGGCCGTTCATCTCGGCGTGCGTTAGGAACAGCCTTTCTGCATCAATGACAGGCATGTTGATCACCGTAATCTCGTCGAAGCCGATGCTGACCAGGCCGACCAAGATCCGTTCCGGCCAAGGCATGGTTGCCGAACGCTGGCCAGATCCAGGACGGCGCAACACCTCCGGGCAGTCTGACTGGTTGGCAATCCATTCCTGAACCGATTGGCATTCTTTGATCAGGTCGGCCTTCTTGATCTTCTGGCGCATGATGCGCAGCGGCAACCACCGCAGCCAGGAGCGCATGGTCTTGACCGATTCATAGATCGGTTGGCTGCAAACCACAGCCACCTCGACCAGATCCTGAGCGGACGGGCTGCCACCACAGACGAACGGTGAACCCATCCGGTGCAATAGCAGGGCATGGCCGACGCTAAACGGCACCAGCCGGAGCCCCATCACAATCGGACAAGGCTTCGACGTAGCGGTTAGAATGTCGGCGAGGCTGGTCACACGTTCAGGGCAATGGCGGCGCCGGCAGTCAGGTTCTTGTATTTCTTGACCGTGATCGAGACCATAGCCTTGCCGGTCTGGGTCATCTTGACCGATCCGCCGCCGGCATAGATGAACCGGCCACCCATCAGGACGTCCTCGGTGTTGAGCACGTCACCATATCCCATCATGGCGATGATCGGAGCACCAGAGATCCGGACCGTCCCGTTAACCGGAGCCAACGAGCAGAACGCCAGGGCGGCAGCAGCAGTGGCACCAGATGGGATCAGGTTAAGGTTGAGAACCACGCGCTCGTTGTAGCCGATGTGGCCAACAACCTCACCAGCGCTATTCCGAACCTCTTCGGTGTCGGCCTCGTGAGTGATGTCGTAACTCTCAATCGAGGTGAGCCCTGTGAAAACGGCGGTCGAGTTGTTGGTCTGGAACATGGTCACCGTCGCCGGCGATCCAAACTGGTATGCGAGTCCTTGTGAATTGGCCATAGATGTCTTGGGTTAGAGGGTTGCGCTGCAGTAAAGGGTGAATGTCCTGGTGAACGTCCTGGACCGATTAGAGATTGAGGCTGCCCCAAAGTCCAGAGGGGCGGCAAACTGGGCCGTAAACGGGCCGCTAGCGTCGTTTGATGGCGCATCCAGGGCAGAGGCCCCGGCGTCGTCAAAGAGCGGCAGGATCCGATTGTCGAGCACCTGGACGGTGGTCAGGACATCGGCCTCGTCGGTGTCGTCTGCTGATAACTGAAGCTCGACGGCGATCTCCAGTTCACAGGTCAGGTCGGTGCGTTGGACAGGCCTGGCCGAGTTGGTCGAGACCACCAGGCGTGGGAAGTTGGGCATGACGTCCTGCTCGTCCGGGTCGTCGTACAGGCCGCGGCTGTAGGATGTCAGGCAGGTGGGCGTGCCGGCGCCGGAGGCCGACCAGTCGGCGGCTGCCAGGTAGTCGGCCACGGCCTTCTCTGCTCTTAGGGCGACGGCGTTCATTTGATGGAGATCCCGTTATCTTCGAGCACCTTGCCGTTTTGCAGCATAGCCTCAGTCATGTGGTTGGTCAGCTCGGCCAGCTCGTCGTCCATGGCCTTCTGCATGGCCTGGTTGTAGATCGTGGCCACCCGGTTGTACTGGTTGTCAGCCACACCGGCAGTCATGACCACCGAGGCTGTCGGGTTGAATCCTGGTGTGGCCTGGATGCCTCGGGCCTTGGTTCCCTTGTGCACAGCCACATTCTCCTCGGGCAGGCCGTATTGATTGGCCAATGAGACCAGGGCAGCGTTGGTCTTCTTGGGCGCCTTGTAGCCTGCAGGCTTCGACAGAGGCTTCCATTTAGGACTCTGAAACTGAGTGAAGCCCTTGTTGTAGATCCGGATGATCTTCACCACACCAGAACGGAGATAACCGACTGAGCCGATAGCCTTCCGCATCAGGGCCGATGCTGCTGCCTTCATCTCCTCGCCGTACAGGCCGCGGCGGCCGGCCTTGGCTTCCTTTGACTGGGCGATCAGATGCACCCGGCGAAGCAGGCGGGACTTGCCGATGCGTTTGCCGGTCTTCTTGGACTTTCGATTGATGTTTCCCAGCGGGGTGCCGAGGTAGTCGGAGATCCGGCGCCGTTCTTGGCCTGGGCTCTTGGGCGGCACCAGGACGAACAGCCGGACCATGAGGTAAAAGAACCGGGAGTTAACTGCCTTGTGAAGGTCGCGGCTCGTCTGCAGCAGGTAGGCCTTCATTGCAGCGTCGAACTTGCTGCTGTCGACCGTCATGTTCACGACAGGTCTCACCGGGTCTTGGCTCCTAGTTCGAGGCTGTAATAGGCGCCGGAGGCATCGACTCGGCAGGACAGGATCCGCAGGGTGCGTCCCTGATAGACCAGCGTGCGGCCGACCACCGGCCTAGGCTTGCAGAAGGTCAGGGCGATGCGGTCGGTGTTCTCCTGGAGCAGATAATAGCCGTCCTCCTTGAGCAACCGAGAGAACTCGGTGCCCTGGTCGAGGGTGTACAGCGTGGTGTCCATTGTGACCAGGGTGCTGTCGAAGGTCTTCCAGTCGCTGAACTTGACCAGGATCCGGGATGCCACGTTGTCCTGGAAGCCACCCGGCACCGGGGTGTTGGCATCGGTGACCATGGCCGGGATGCACCGGATCGACGAGCCCTCCCAGATGAACATCGGCGCCCCCAGCATCTGCTGGAGCACCGTCATGCCCTGCTGGAGACTGGAGCCGATGATGGTCATTAGGCTGTGAAGTAGGTGCCGGAGATCAGGATACGGCTGGTGGCCTGGATCTGGCTGGCCATGCTGGTGATGTCGCCGGTCTCGTAGTGGTACAGGGCGGCGTAGGATGTACCGCCGACAGCCTTACCGATCACCGCGGTCTTGGCCTGGGCGGTGGCATTGTCGAGCCAGATGGCCAGCGCAGCGTCGTAGGATACAGGATCCGGCAGGCTGATCCGCAGGTCACCGGTGGCAGATCCGCTCACCGAGTTCACGGTGATGTCGGCCGTAAAGGTGGAGACAAAGCCGATGGATGTGTGGCGCGCTGTGTTGATCGTGTAGCTGTAGGTGCGGCCACCGCCGGAATCGGTCAGCGTAGGCACCCAGGTGGCCGGGGCTGTGTCGATTGGCAGATTGCCATACAGCTCGTCGAAGTTGTCGTTAATCTTCTGCCCGGCGCCGCGGAGGGTGTCCCCAGTGTTGTCGTTGGCGATTGCTCCGATGTTAATGATTTGCTGGGCCATATCAGTTCTTTGGTAGTGCGTACCAACCTGCTGGCAGCGTCACCGTGGACGGCCCCACCAGCTTCTTGTTTGAATCGAATCCGTACACGCTAGCCTTCACAGGCTTCGCGAGCATCACGGGATCACCGGAAGGGACCAGGACCACCTTCGTCATCTGGCAGCCCAGGAAGATCGGAAACACGAGCAGCCAGATCATCCTTGAGAGGCTTTGGAGCTTGGCCGTGTTGGACATCGGTGGGTGGGGTTGCTCGGATCCAATCGAGGAATGCCAGGACGATCTGGTAGACCCAGTTCACTCAGGCTTCTTCTCGGCGTCCTTGGCGTCCTTGGCCCAGATCAGGCCGATGCCAGCGGTGACCGCTGCGATGGTCGTGGTGATGTCCAGATGGGTGGTCGGATCACCGTCGAAGAGGGCTTTGAGAGCCCCGCCAACAGCGACGAGGATGGCACCGATGCCGGCGAGAGTGGTCTTAGTGTTTTTCATTTGTAGCGGAAGAGTCGGTAGGCACCGTAGATGGCGCAGAGCAGGCCAATCACGGCGGTGACGAGTCGAACGATGTCGGTGAGCCAGGGGATAAACGAAACAGCGGTGGCCGCTGCTGCTCCTCCCATGGAGACAATCATCTGATTTGTGTCACCGCCGTGATTGGATGAGTCCATTTACTCGGATGCTTTGGGTTGGGCTGCTGCGAGGATGATGTCGGCCAAAGGAACGCCGACCTTGGCGTTCTGGTAGCCACCGGCCTTGATGGCGATGTCGATGAGTTGGAGCAGGCTATTGGTCTGCTCCTGGGTGAGTGTGATGGTGATTTCCATATCAGACCGCAGTGTCGGAAACGACAGGCTGCTCCGCAACCAAAACCGGCTCGGGAGCGGGAGGAACCCACGGCAGCGGCAAACTCACAACCGGCGGGTTGATCTGGTTCTGAATCTGCGCGGTGACGTTCGCTTCGATGGCCGCTTGATCGACTCCGTTGGCGTAGCACCAGCTCAAGACCTGATCCTGCGTCAAATCAGGATACGGCGTGAAGCTGCCAGTCGGAGGAGCGAAGCTGCACGAGCCGTAGCAGGTGCCGCTGTAGGTCTGCTCGGTGTCACCGCTGCCGGTGGTTTCGGTGCCGTTGCAACGCCAGTCGGCGGTAATCACAACGTCCGTGTTGGAGCCTTCAACCGGCTTGGTGAGAAGGCGTTCGATGAGCCAGAGGATGGTCATAAATTACTTAGCTTCGAGGGTTTGGACGCGAGCGGTCAGTTCCTTAATCGCGGATACAAGCAGTGAAACCATGTTGCCGTAATTGATTGAATCAGGAGTTTTGTCGGGAGCGTAGGCCACAAACTCAGTCAATCCAGCGGCGTGGACCTCTTCGGCGATCAAACCGCCAAACACAGTGTCATCACCGTTCTTGGACTTGTATGTCACTGAACGGAGCTTGAGAACATCAGCAAGACCGTGAATGGAATCCTTAACATCCTTTTTGTACTTCAACGAAGAAGTAGAACGCCCAACAGTTCCGTCTGCTGCTACAAAAACGTTAGCAGCACTTGCGGTTGTATTATTGTAAGGTGAAGCTGTTTTGGTTCCGGTGTAAATTAGACCGTCATTTCTAAGAGCAAATACAAGTGCGTCTGCACTGTCTGCTACATAAACACCATAATCCGATGCAGAAGTGCTGCTTGTTTTAACCCTGAGTCTTGAATTGAAAATCGCACTCGTAACACCGCAGAGCAAATTCCCCGACGCATCCAGCGTCATGGCTTGGGTGAAGACAGGATCGGTGTTTGCGACATTTGCGGATGTGGACCTGTACCATTGATGGGAACCGCCATTTTGCAGATATCCA